CTAAACATAGAGTGTGGGGCAACTTGCACTCTATTTCTCAACAGGGCAAAAAAATAATGGCAAAAGCATTTGATATTTCTAAATTTAGAAAGTCAATTACTAAATCTATCGACGGTTTAAGTATTGGCTTCAACGACCCAACTGATTGGGTCAGCACAAACAACTACGCATTAAACTATCTGATCAGCGGATATTTTGATCGTGGTATTCCGTTGGGCAAGGTAACGGTGTTTGCAGGTGAGAGTGGCGCAGGTAAATCATTTATCTGTTCAGGTAATCTAGTCAAGAACGCACAGGCACAGGGCATTTATCCTATCTTAATTGATACAGAAAATGCGCTAGATGAAAAATGGCTACACGCTCTCGGTGTTGATACAAGTCCAGACAAGTTGTTGAAACTTAACATGGCCATGATTGACGACGTAGCAAAGACTATCACAGAGTTCATTGCAGAATATAAAACAATGGATGAAGCAGATCGTCCTAAGATCTTGTTTATTATTGATTCGTTGGGCATGTTACTGACCCCCACAGACGTTAACCAGTTTCAGGCAGGTGATATGAAAGGTGACATGGGCCGTAAGCCTAAAGCACTAACTGCACTGGTTCGAAACTGTGTCAACATGTTTGGTAGCTACAACATTGGAATGGTATGTACCAATCACACATATGCAAGTCAAGACATGTTTGATCCTGACGACAAGATCTCAGGCGGACAAGGTTTTATCTACGCAAGCTCTATTGTAGTCGCCATGCGTAAACTAAAGTTAAAACTAGATGCAGACGGCAACAAGACTACAACTGTACAGGGTATTCGTGCAGCTTGTAAGATCATGAAAACACGTTATGCCAAGCCGTTTGAAAGTGTACAGGTTGAGATTCCTTATGAAACAGGTATGAGTCCATATAGTGGATTGGTCGACCTGTTTGAAGCCAAAGGCATGCTCAAGAAAGAAGGCAACAGCCTTGTATACACTACCAAAGACGGTGAGATTATCAAACAGTTTCGCAAGGCTTGGGAACGTAATGAGAAAGACGGTCTTGACATTGCTATGGCAGACATTTCAAAACACGGTGAAATTTCCACTTCTGAGATAACTACTACAGTTGAATCAGACTTGGAGGTCACTGAATGAAAGACGACTTAATTGCCGATATCTGGACGTTAGTAATTGAACACATTCCAGAAAAACATCGCAAAGATCTTGCTGCCGATTTTGTAAACACATTGCTAGACTATGGTATCAAAGAATCAACTCTGGAAAGTCTTTTAGGTGTTGATCCTTATCTAGATACCGCAATAGAATATTCAATTGACGGTGAAGAAATTGAGGAAGAGGACGAAGGCAGCGACGAAGATGAGGAATAAATGAATTGGTATGACAAGGTTAGCAAAGATATAAGCAACATTCCCAATGCTGTGGCCTATTATGAAGCTGAATTAATTTCAGCAAAACAAGATGTCCGCATAGCGGGAAACATCGAGAAGGCAAGTTCGCAGATGCCCGGTATTGTGGAAGAACGTTTTAATCAACTTCAAGAAATTGAAGGTATCCTTGAATACTTAAACATTGAACTTCGTAGACTTCGTAGTCAACATTTTCGCAAGTATCTCGAAAATTACCAACGAGCTTTATCTTCTAGGGATTGTGAAAAGTTCGTAGAAGGTGAAGCTGACGTTGTAGACTTTGAAAAAATTATCAACGACTTTGCCTTGCTACGCAACAAGTGGTTGGGCATTATCAAAGCACTCGATCAGAAACAATGGCATCTCAGCAACATTGTTAAATTACGAGTATCAGGATTAGAAGACGCATCATTATGAAAATAGGTATTTTAGGATTAGGTTATGTAGGATCGGCAGTAGCGTGGACACATCGGCATCATGAAGTTATTGCTCGTGATCCCAAGCTAGGAGACAAATCTGCTAGTATTGAAGAAATTAAAACTTGTGATGCAGTTTATGTCTGTGTTCCCACTCCAATGCTAGAAGACGGTCATTGCGATGACAGTTTTGTAAAATCTGTGATGGCAGAATTAGCAGATTACAATAAAATTATTATTTGTAAAAGCACAGTACCTCCGGGTGTCTACGCATACCTTGAAAGTAAATATCCTAACATCGTTCATGCTCCTGAGTTTCTAACAGCAGCAAATGCTACAGCTGATTATGAATCAGCAACATGGGTGCTAGTAGGCGGCAAAGCCGAAAATGTAGAAAAAGCAATAGCGATAATTTCCACAAGTACCATTGCCGCAACTCACTATCATAAAACCAACATCACAACAGCATCAATGTTTAAGTATTTGGCTAATTCTTTTATGGCCACAAAAGTAACATTTATGAATGAGTTTTATCAGTTGGCTCAACACTTTGATGTCAGTTGGGACGATATTAAAGAAATATCAAAAAATGACACTAGACTAGGACATACTCATTGGGATGTTCCAGGTCCCGACGGCAAGTTTGGATTTGGTGGAGCATGTTTTCCAAAAGACGTCGCTGCTATTTGTGAGCAAGCAATCGATGTTGGAATGAGTTTAGAATTATTAGAACGTGTTGGGACAATCAACAAAAAACATCGAGTTGAAAATTAAATGAAAATCTTATGGGCAACCAGTTTCGACAAAAAATATTACGAATGGATATTTGCCACAGTAAAGCCTTCTTGGGACCTGTTAGACGGTAGCAATATATTTTATACGGATGACCTAATCCCTACACTTGCTGAAGATACAAGAGCAGTATTATCAAATATAGATTTTTCTAAATCCCCTACAGGTGTTTCGGCAAAGAATAAAAAATTCTGGAAGAAATCTCAAAGTTTTATTGCTGCAATTCGATTGGCTGCTGAAAAACAATATGATTACTGCATATGGTTAGATGCTGATGTTATGATACTTAAAAAGCCAGATGTTGCTGATTTATTACCTACTGGAAATCAAATAATTAGCGTAAATCATAAAGTAATAAAAGCTCTCGGAGGAGTAGCGGATCTCGGATTAGATACAGGGTTTGTTGCAGTGAACATCAATCATCCCCAATTACACACCTGGGTAAATCAATACGAAGAGTTTTGGAATCTAGATGAGATGGAAACGCTGACTCAAAAATATGATACCTATGTTCTAGATCGAATTATTAACAAGTACGGTTACGAATGGAAAAATCTTTGGCATGGTGTGAACACGCACGGTAAACATTATTGCGGATTTGAAAATAGCGATTTGGAACAATACTTTTATCACCATTGGGGCAAAGCCCGCAAAAATGCACTTTATCGATCAACTAATAACAGTTGATGCTTGACATAGTTTTCTATGTCTTCTTTGGGTTCCCATCCTAATACTTTTTTAATTTTGGTGTTACTAGCAAGAGTGATGTATGCTTCACCTAGTCTAGGTTCAATCATTTTTGTTTGATCGGAAATCATTGCTGCTAGTTCTAATACAGAATGGTTAGTACCAGTTCCCACATTAAATATTTCGCCGTAATGATCGTGTTCAATCATCATTGCTAGAATATTTGCATTTACTACATCATCTACATGAGTAAAATCTCTACGCTGAGTTCCGTCTGGAACAACTGTTAGTACTTCACCTGCTCTAAATTGACGCAAAAATAATCCTACTACTGGTGCATAAGGCCCTTTGATAGGCTCTCTAGGACCATATACATTGAAGTATCTAAAGGTTACAGTTTTAACTCCGAATAATTTAGTGTACATTGCACAGATCTTTTCGCCTGAAACTTTTGAAACAGAATAGGGATTTAAACAATCGTCGGGCATTGTTTCTTCTAACGGCGGTGTGTTCTTTAGACCGTATGCCGACGATGTTGAAGAATACATTACTTTTTCAATATTGTGTTCTCTTGAACATTGTAATACTGTAGCTGTACCTAATACGTTGGTTCTAACAGCACCTAGGGGATTTAAAATTGTTGGTTGAATTCTTGATTCAGCTGCACAGTGAAAAACATAATTTACATCTTTATATAGATTCTTAGTAGCGGCATAATCTGCAATATCAATTTTGTGATATTCAGCATCCGGATTATGATAAAAATGTTCATGCACACCCGAGCTTTCATTATCAATAACAACGACAGAATGGCCCAACGTCAGCAGTTTATCTACTATATGGGATCCAATAAATCCGGCTCCACCGGTAACTAACGATTTCACAATTTTATTTCCTTAAAAACTTTTGTGCCAAAAACTAGGATAGCGTTTTAACACTGTCATTACTTCTTCTGGGTACACTGGCTCTATTATTTCGCTGTGTGCCTTGTGGTTAATGGCTGTTTTAGTATCGGTATTTTTAAAAGCTGCCAATACTTCTGAAGGGTCACGATGATCAGTTTCAATACAACTAAGAACTTTATTTTTAATTATCTCGTCAGACCCCATCCATGTCCAATGCCAGCCAACTGGCTCATCTACTCCAATACAATGATCTCGATTTTTACGTTTTGTTATTTCTAGACTGCCTTTGTACAAATCATGGGGTGTCTGAAACATGTGTTTTCTAGCTACGACATTTCCTTTCCAGCCTCGTTCGGCCTTTTGATCAAACTTGTACATATACATTTCAAGTCCACAACTTACTGGTTTGTTTGCCTGATCCATTAGATCAACAATTTTTTTAAATTTATTAGGGTTAATAATTTCATCAAGATCACCGTGTATAACAATATCAGAGTCTGCATATTTTTCTAAGGAATTTTTAAATCCTCTACGCATCGAAGTTTCATAATAACTTTGGTGGCAGGTATCTGGCGGAATATCAAGTGTTATAATTTCCAATCGATCACCATATTTTTCTTTGCATTTTTCAGACGAATCAAATAAATTAAAAGGTTTATCTCGACCGTTGAGAGTTTTATTGGCCTCTAATACTATCCATTTGTCTACGTAATTTTCTGAAATGGCTAGATGTATATCTAGCATGTCGAATTCGTTATTAAAAAGAAATGTGTCTATAATCATATTTTAAAATTTATAAATTATTTGGTATTTGTCATATGTAGGCAATATTGATTTAGATTCAAGATATTCTACAATACGACGACCTTTTCCTGTACGGAGACCCGAGGTTAAAAGTCTACTGTTATCGTCAATGGCAACTATTGCGCCAGGCTTTAAATGTGGTTCAATTGCTAAAAATTCTTTTAGATGATGTTCTGCGCTATCTCGGTCGTCGTGCCATCTTACATCATAACTATCAAGATAAAATAAATCAACGGCATTTAAATCTTCCAACGAAGCTAACCATGCAACACTGTCTGAGCAAAATGATTTATAGTATTTTTGATCGATGAATTGGTTTGCAGTATCTACAGCTTCTTGATTAATATCAACAGATCTAACAAATCCATTGTGCGTTTTAACTAACTCTGAAAATAGAAACCCACTATTTCCGTCCTTCCAATTATTGGGATTACGTACAGTTCCGGTCTCAATTATTTGAAAATTTGAATTCTTATTTTCAAAAAGCAATTCGAACATCAGCTGGAATCCCGGACCACGAT